ATTTACTATGAGAAAATTATTAGCGGGAGCTCTTCTGACCAAGGGTGTCAAAACGGCTTATAAACTAGCCAAGAAAAAATATCCTCAATTATTTACTGCTAAAGCGTTTTCAATGCTTAAGAGTACAAAAGTTCATAAGTATTCACAATTGAAACTATTAGGTTTTGCTAAAGGATTAAAATCGAAAGACTTACGAAAAATGGGTGTTTCCGAAGTGTTGCGCGAACGACTTCAAAAATTAAAACTTCTTTCCATAGCACATCATGGTAAAGCGGCTAAGATCGTTAAATCTAAAAGGATCACTCCTTGGAACAAAAAAACTGGTAAAGCTAAAGCCCTGTTCACCCAAAGACAGTATAGAAATATTCATAGATATGACAAAACCTCTACACAGAAAAAACTTGATGCCCTAAGAAAAGCTCAAGGAAGCTTAGGCGTTTATCAACAAACAATTAGAGCTAAAACAGCGACCAAGCATGCTTTGGGTGGTGAAGTTGTGATAGGCAAGAATGTTGATAGAGGATTATTATAATGTGGTTTAATTTATTTGGTTTAGCTGCAAAAACGGGATTACATATTTTTGAAAATAGACAGAATCAAAAAAGATATATGTCTGATGCTGCGCTATTACATGCAGAACGCATGGCCCAAGGAAAAATTGAATACAAAGGACAGGTATTAACTAGCCACGAAAAAGGATTTAAGGACGAAATAGTTTTATTTATTATTATCTTGCCCATTATTCTGATCGCCTGGTCTGTATTTAGTGGGGATCCGGCAGCTCAGGAAAAGCTCGATCTTTTCTTTTTTTATTTTAATAATTTACCAACATGGTTCGTTTGGCTAACGGTAGGAATTTTTGGTAGTATTTATGGCTTGAAGCCGGGCCTTGATATGTTTAAAAAGAAATAATGCCTATTGCTGGAGACAGTGTTGAATACGAAATTTTAAAAAATGCTTGTACTCATGTTAAAGGCGATAATTTATTAACTTGTGAAATTGGGGTGCGCGAAGGTCTGGGTTCACAAATTATTCTAGCATCCTTTAAAAATAAACTTCATTGGCATATTGGTATCGATCCTTATGGTAATATCAACTATGAGCATTATGATAAGGCTGGAAAAGCTCAATACGATTATACCAATCAGATGCGACTCAAATTATTTCAAGAACTTGATTATCCCAATTTTACTCTTTTTACTTTAGAAGATACTGAATTTTTTAAACGCTTTGCTGATGGTGTTCCTATCTATCGAGAAGAAAAGACTATCCTTACCCATTACGATTTAGTCCATTTTGATGGACCCCATCGTACTACAGATGTATTAAACGAGGTTATATTTTTTACTTCACGAGCGAAGAAAAATTGTGTATTCGTATTTGATGATTATCCTAAATACAATATGAGTTTAATTTGGGATATGTTAAAGAATTATTATCATTTTGAAGTTATAGAAAGAGGAAAAAACAAAATAGTTTTTAAAAAACATGCTTGACCCTTTTACTTTAGAAAAATTAAAAACGCATATCAATACGGAAATAGAAGCCATAAAAGACCATCTTTGCCATGGTGTAGACACCATGGAGCAACTCCAGTATTCTAGAGGTCGACTCAATGCATTAGAAGCATTGCTTCAGGACTTTAAGAACCTGCAAAAGGAGAATAGAGATGGCGACGACGAAACTAATCAAACCTGAGGGCATATCAGGCGGACGAACAATTATCCAAAAGCCCTTATTAAATCCTCATTCTAATGCTAGACAGCCGGTTCCTACAACTGCCGAAGGAGTTAAGACGTATATAGAACTTCTTCCAAAGCCAGTAGGCTATCGTATGTTGGTTAGACCCTGGTCTGGAGAAAAGAAAACCAAAGGTGGAATTCTTTTATCTGACACAACTCAAGAAACGATTGAAATGACTACCGTAGTAGGCTTAGTCATTATGATGGGAGATCTTTGTTATAAAGATAAGGAAAAATTCCCTAACGGTCCTTGGTGTAAAGAAGGACAATTCATCATTTATGGACGTTATGCCGGAGCCAGATTTAAAACAAAATATGGTGAACATCGTATTTTGAATGATGATGAAATTATGGCAACGATTAAAAAACCAGAAGATATTCTTCATTTATATTAAGGAGGCCTAATGGCAGAAAACGAAAAAAATCCTCAGGTAGAATTAGACACGGACGATGCGAAAGCGCAAGATGTTCAAGTCAAGGAACCTGAGAAAGCAAAAGACGAAAAGGAAAAGATAGATCTTAATAAAGGCGAAGTAGATTTAGGCTATACCGACCACGAAGATAAAGCTAAAGAAAAAGCTAAAATTATCGTGGAAGAAGTACAGGAAGAAGAGCCGGTAGAAGAAAAAGTAGTCAAGGAAACATCTACCACACCTTCAGATGATTTAACTAAAATTTCTGGAAATGTTCAAAAACGAATTGATAAACTTACTCATAGATATCGAGAAGCTGAAAGAAGAGAAAGAGCAGCTTTAGACTTCGCTAAAGGTTTACAACAAAAATATGATCATTCTTTAGATCAATACAAAGCTGCGGACCAACAGTATCTAAAAGAGTTTGATGCTCGAGTAGATTCACAGCGAGAACAAGTTAAAGGCAAACTGAAAGATGCGATAACAAATCAAGACGCTGATAAGATTATGAAAGCGAATGATGAGTTAACCCAGCTTGCAGTGGAAAAAGAAAAAGCTAGACTTCAACTAGCTGAAAACGAAAGAAAAGCCAAAGAAGAAAAAGCTAAACAGGAAAGTCCATTAGCCGGTAAAGATCAGTTACCTACTCAATTACCTGGTCAATTACCTCAACCCAGCGAACAAGCGAGAAATTGGGCTGAAAAAAATGAATGGTTTGGTAAAGACAAAGTCATGACGAATGCAGCATGGGCTCTCCATGATGACATTGCAGGTCGTGGTATTGATGTAGACAGTAAGGAGTATTATACTGAGATAAATCGTCAGATGAAAAGTTATTTTCCTGATCGATTTGATGTTGATGCTACCGAAGAAAAAACAGAACCGCGCAAACCCGTCCAAACCGTGGCTTCTGCAGGTAGAAAACAACAAGGACGCAGAACTGTGAAACTCACCAAATCACAGGTGGTTATTGCTAAAAAATTAGGGGTGCCACTAGAAGAATACGCTAAATACGTGAAGGAGGAAGCATGAGTGAATTAAAAAAGGCCTCACGCGCGTCAGAGGAACGATCAAAAGAACAACGTAATCGCCCTTGGACGCCACCGTCTAGTCTCGATGCGCCACCAGCGCCTCAAGGTTTTGTTCAGAGATGGATAAGAACTGAAAGTATGGGTTTTCAAGATGCAGCTAATGTATCTAAAAAACTTAGAGAAGGATGGGAATTTCTTAGAGCCGAAACACTATTAAGTGAAATCGGCAAAAATGAATATCCCAAAATTCATGAAGGAAAATACGCTGGTATGGTTGGGGTTAGTGGCCTTGTGTTGGCAAGGATACCTGAAGAAATTGCTAGATCGCGCACTGAATATTTTAAAAAGATTTCAGCCGATGCTATAACAGCCGTCGATCGCAATTTAATGAAGGAACAGCAACCGGGGATGCCTATCGATATTGATAGACAATCTCGGGTAACTTTTGGTGGCGGACGAAAAGCTAAATAATTTTTTAGTAATAATCCTACATCGATATTTGTTTAACAAAGGAGAATAGACATGGCTAATCAAGTCGAAAAATTTGGATTTCGCCCTGTGAGAAAACTGGATGGTTCACCATTCATTAATGCTCAAAACAGATATCGTATAGCAAGTAACTACGGAACAGCAATTTTCCAAGGTGACCTGGTAGTACCAGTAACTGATGGAACTGTTGCTCGACACGTAGCTGCTAATACGAGTGCTGTTGTTGGGGTTTTTAATGGTTGTTTCTATACAGATCCTACGACACAAAAACCAACTTGGAAAAACTACTATCCAGGTTCAGTTGTTGCAAGCGACATAACAGCGTTTGTACTCGACGACCCAGATATAGTTGGCAAGATGGATTGTGACGGTGCGTTTGCAGTTGCTGATATCTTTAAAGATTTCAACGTAACAAACGTTTCAGGGAACACTCAATCAGGCATTTCCGAAGTGCAGCTCGACTTCAGCGCGTCTGGATTAACAATCGCATTTATGCTTCAAGCAATTGACATATCGCAAAATCCGGACAACGATGAAGCAGGGGCAGCTAACGTTAATGTATTGGTTAGAATTAACAACCACTTTTACAGGTTGAATACTGGTCTATAATAGGAGCATATAATGGCAATATCACGATCACAGCTAGTTAAAGAACTAGAACCAGGCCTGAATGCACTATTTGGGCTTGAATATAATCGATACGATAATGAAGCAGCAGCTATTTTCATCACTGAAACATCTGATCGTGCGTTCGAAGAAGAAGTAATGTTATCCGGCTTTGCTGGAGCATCTACTAAATCTGAAGGCGCAATGGTTACTTACGATACAGCTTCAGAAGTTTACACTGCAAGATACACTAATGAAACAGTGGCTCTTGCTTTTGCTATAACTGAAGAAGCAATCGAAGATAACTTATACGACAGACTAGCAGCTAGATATACAAGAGCATTGGCAAGATCAATGGCCCACACTAAACAAGTGAAGGGTGCAACGATTCTTAACAATATGTTCACATCTGGCACAGGTGGAGACGGCGTTGTCTTAGGCAGCGCAGCTCACCCACTAGCAAGTGGTGGAACATTTAAGAATATATTATCAACTGCAGCTGATTTATCCGAAACATCTCTTGAACAGGCACTGATAGACATAGCAGGTTTAGTAGACGAAAGAGGATTAAAAATTGCTCTTCAAGGCACACGAATGATAGTTCCAAAAGAATTACAATTCACTGCTGAGAGGATTTTAAGATCACCTTTATCTACAACTGCCGGCGGTACTGGCGACGGTACTTTCGCAAAGAACGACATTAATGCACCATTGAACTTAGGTATGGTTCCACAAGGTTATTTTGTGAACCACTACTTAGCGGACACTGATGCATGGTTTATAATGACGGACGCTCCTAACGGATTAAAACATTTCGTTAGAGCACCTATCAAAACTGCGATAGAAGGTGACTTCGATACTGGAAACGTTAGATTCAAAGCTAGAGAAAGATACGTCTTCGGATGGTCTGACCCTAGAGGAATCTTCGGAACTCCAGGAGCGGCGTAATAAAATACAGTGTTGGGGCGTCGTTATAGACGCCCCAGCGCAATTAAGTTAGAATTAAAATTATGGGATTTACAACCATTAAATCAACCCATCTAGCCGCTAATGGTGCGGTTGTTGGGGGATCAGCTAGAGTAAAATCAATTTATTATACTCATAGCGGTACTGCAGGAACTATCACTCTTAAAGATGGAGGATCCGCAGGTACCACTGTAGCTATTATTAATACAGTAGCAGCTGCGGGAGAATACCAAACCGACATGCCAGAACCTGGCATTCGTTGTACAAGCTCATCAGGGCCCTATGTGGCTATCACTGGTGGAGTAAGCTTCGTAACAATCTTTTACGATTAACCAAATCATATTATAATAGGAGGACCATGGATAGGTGCAAAAGCTGTAATTGTCTATGCCACTGTTCTGTGGTAGGTCATTCTGATATGCTTGGTATATGTCCGTGCCAAATGTGTAAGTGTGATTCAAAAGGAGTCACTGTTGACGAGACAAAGGAGTGTGAAACGTGCCAATAGACGAAACAAAATGTTGCAATACGCATACCAAAGAAAAAGAAAAATCAGGTACGTGTTGTCAAACAAAAGAAAAAGACAACGCAGAATCGTTGACGTATGAGAATGAAGCTAAAAGGAGCAGCAATGAATAAATTATTTTTAATACTCGCTTTATTATTCGCCTTAAGCGCTTGCTCGGTAGGCAAAAAATGTACTTATACTGCTGATGGAACCAAAATTTCATCGTGGGTATGGTTTTATGGAGATAAACCGATTGACTTAGATAAAATTAATTGTAACTAGGAGGAACTATGAAAAAAGTAAAAGAACTTTGGGCATTAGCAAAAGCTAATCCAAAAATATCTGCCGCGGTTGTGGTAGTAATCATTGTCATTTATTTTTTAGTAAACTAGGAACTTTATGTTGAATGGCTTACTTAAATGCGAATATTCCTGTGACTTATGCACAGATCAGGAGAGAGTATCTCTATGATCTTAAAGAACACCATGGAGAAGTGGAAGACTGCTTACTTTTTGGGATTGCATCGCTTACAGGGCGTGCGATTCTCTTTCATGCAATTATGGAAAACGGAGCTGTATTCTACCGCTTGCCAATTTCTGCGTTCGTGCAAAGAGGCTTTGATGTACAAAAAATTCCTAGGATGCGACTTGACGAGCTGGAGCTGTGGAATTGCTTTAGTTATTATCCTAGTGTTACTGTTTTTGACGCTTTAAGTGGTCAAGCTGGTAAATATATAGGCAAAGATAAAAAATGGCATAATGGCTCATATCTTTTCACCATTGACTGGGCTCATCCCGAGAGTAATATTGTAGATACGGATAATTCAGAAAATCCGCACGAACATAAGTGCGCTCACATAATGGCTTTGGATGATGGCAATTATGCGGCTCAGCCAAATAACAGACTAATCTGGAGTATCCCATCTTTTACGGTAAGAAATGAAGTGCCTTTCGATTGGAAGGTACAAACTTCTGAATGGAATGTTGAAGATAGTAGGAAATGGAAAACAGAAGATAGTGATAAATTCTTCTATAATATTGAGGAGACAAAAAATCAATGACCGCTACTACTTTAATTTTTATTGTTGTTATTTCACTTGTCTGTTCAATAATTGCAATTTATTTCTATGATAGAAAATTAGTAAAAGAAATTTCAGAATACGAGAAAAAAATGTATAAGAAAAAAAATGAGTAAAAAAGTAAGTAAAACATTTAAAATTATTATATTAGTAGTATTCATAATAGTAGTTATTATAACTTTCGTTTATGGTTAAATGCAGATTTCTAAACATTTTAAATTATCCGAATTTACTAAAAGTCAAATCGCCGCCCGTCATGGGCTAAAGAATCTACCAGGTGCCGGCGAAGTAAAAAATCTAGAAAATGTCTGTTACGAAATTTTGGAACCGGTTCGAGCTCACTTTGACAAGGTTGTTCTTATAACGTCAGGATTCCGGAGTTTGGCAGTCAATCGTATTTTAGGCAGTTCCGATGGTTCGCAGCATTGCAAAGGCCAAGCAGTTGATTTTGAAATTCCAGGAGTTCCTAATATTAAGGTAGCTTACTGGCTGCAAGCAAATTGCGATTTTGATCAGCTTATTCTTGAATATTACAAACCAGACGAAGACCAAAGCGGCTGGGTACACGTTTCCTACAATGAAAAAGGAGCGAATCGCAAAAAAGTTTTAACCTTTGATGGGAAGACTTATGAAGATGGGCTCCCTGAAATGCGATATAAAAAAGGTGAGGTAGTTGACTAATGGCAATATCACGATCATCAATGGCAAAACAACTTAAACCAGGATTAGGACGTAACTGGAAGCGTGATCCGTTTGCGAAATTGCTAGAATCTAGACTGTATCGAAACAAAGTGATAAAATCTAATAAGTTGTACAACCGTAAAAAGGCGTTCAACTCATAAAGAGTACGGAGGCAATGGGGCCCCACAAATATGAAGAAAAACTATGCCATTTAGATCAGTAGCACAAAGAAAATTTTTATGGGCTAAACATCCGGACATCGCTAAACGCTGGACGGAAGAGCATGGTAGTACTCCTCAAAAAGCGGCACATGGGAAATTAGTTAGCTCAGATTATAATGGAACTTATATTGAGGGAACTCTTGCCGGAGTTCATGTATCCAATCCTTCGTACAGAAAATATTATAAAGGAATGCTATAATGGCTAAAAATAAGAAATGGATTCAAGCAGCAAGTGCTTCGATTAAAAAAAGAGGTACTGCCGGTGTTTGTACCGGAGATAAATTTGGGGGACCGACTTGTCCGCCAGGTTCTAAGCGATATAATCTAGCTAAGGTATTTAAAGGTATGGCAAGCAAAAAAAAGAAAGCAGCAACTGGAGCTATGATTCACGCTACAAAAGGTAAACTGATTGGCATGAGAAGTGAAGCAGGGAAAAGGGCTGATGAAAAACTAGTGGCTGCTAAAAAATTGGAAAGACTTCAAGACATGGCTAAAAGTGGAAGTCTTACATATCATCAAAAAGTTAGTGAAGGACGGAAAGAACTTAGTAAAAAAAGAGTGCACCAAACAGGTGGAATGCTTCGGGCTCAACATGGAGTTCATGCTCAAGTGAGATCTTCTTTGGCAGCAAAAGGTATGAAAGCAGCCACAGCAGGAACCGCTTATAAATCACCAGGTTGGATAAATAAAAATTTAAATAAATTAAAAGATTTTATGAAAGCTGGAACAAAAACTACTTCAATGAAAGGAAGTATTACCCCTAGTAAATGGCTAAGTAAAATTCCTAAAGGTTCTCAATTAAAAACTTTAGCAAAATCTGGAGGTAGAAGAAGTCTAGCTTTAGCAGGTGGACCCATTGGTTTAGGTATGTATGCAGGAACGTCTCTAGCTAAAGCGGCAGTTACCAGTGCTTTTAAAGGTTATAAAAAAGAAGGTAAATGGACAAAAGAAGGAACGAAAAGATTAGAATCACAAGCAAGAGCAAGGGAGGCTTTAATGGCTAAAAGAAACAAGGCAAGAAACGCGCAGACTGGAGCTATGATCAGAGCAACACACGGAGTAGAAGTATTAGGAAAACAAAGTGTTCCTTTTGAATCACAAGGAGCTACAGCAAACTTAGCTGCCGAAAGACAAGGACGTAAAGGTGCAGCGGTTAGAGGATTTAATTTTAAAGGTGTATTTTAGGAGGAAACTATGGGAATGAAACAGTATGCTAAGTCGAACATTGCACCCAAATTTGCAACATCAGCTCAAATGGAAATTAATAGAGCTGGCGCGAAAGTCGCAAATATGGAAAGAATGAAAAAAGGCGGCGAAAAAAAATCTAAAACTAAAAAATAAATGAACGATGGCTACATCAGGAACAACAGCATTCAATTTAGCAATCGACGAGATTGTCGAGGAAGCGTACGAACGTTGCGGTATTCGTACCAATAGTGGCTATGATCTTAAAACTGGCAGGCGTAGTTTAAATTTAATTCTTCAAGACTGGAATAATAGAGGAATCAATCTATGGAAAATAGTATTGGTAGCTCAATTACTTACTGCAGGCACGAGTAAATATCCTGCGGACACTGGTACCAGCGACGTTATGGAAGCGTACGTTTCTAATAACGCAACTTTAATTAATAATGCTACAAGCTCTAACGATATTTCTTTAACAAAAATTAATCGTTCTCAATACGCAGCTTTAGCAGGTAAAGGAACTTCAAGTCAGCCTTCTCAATACTTTATTGATAGGCAAGGTGTAGATCCGGTATTGCCTCAAATTTATTTATATCCTAGTCCGGATGCAAGTACTTATACTTATTTAAAATATTATGCGGTTAAAAGAGTTGAAGATGCAGGAGCTTATACTAACGATCCAGATGCACCGAGTAGATTTTTACCCGCATTATGTGCAGGAGTTGCATCGGCTTTAGCTCTTAAACGAGCTCCAGATCGTATGCAAAATTTAAAATTGTTGTATGAAGATGCTTTACAACGAGCATTAACGGAGGATGGTTCACGAACCAGTGCTTATATTTCTCCACAAACTTATTATCCATCGGTGAGCTAATGGCAACATGGGCAGCAGGACAATATGCATTAATGATTTCTGATCGATCCGGTCAGGCTTTTCCTTATCGAGAAATGGTACAGGAATGGACGGGGTCATGGGTTCATACTTCAGAATTTGAATCCAAACAACCTCAATTAACTCCCCCTTATCATGCGGCCGATGCGGTAGCATTACAACATCCACGAGCTCAGCATAAAACAGGTATTATTGTGGCTTTGGGCCCTCAATATTGGCCCGGTCAATTTTTATCGGAAGGCTATACGACAGG